ACCTGCCTTTTCCATAGAGGCACGCCCAGGGCCGCCATCAGTTCGAGAAAGACGCGGTCGGCAGCAAGCCGCGAGACCTTGCCGGTGTGGTAGAGGTAGTCGTGAACGACGGCCGCCGGGGAATATCTCCCCCAGGGCGGCACCACGCGCCAGAACAGGCGCGGCACCGAGGCGAAGTCGGTCTCGAACCCAGCGGTCACTTCGATGATGCGGCCAGCGCCGGTACGGACACGGAACGGCTGAGTCAGCCTGGCGGTCATTCCATTGGGAAGTATCTCCACCCGAAGCGGCCCGGAGAGACCCAGCGCGGTGCCCGAAAACAGGTTCTTGGTTTCGGCGCTCATGACCGCCACCTCGCCTTGCCCGACTGGCGCACATCGAGATGCACCCAAGAGGCATAGACACCGATGCCGCCCTCGCGGAAGAGCGGGATCTCCTCGGCGATGACTGCCAGTTCCTCGGGCGAAACGCCTGCGGGACAGCTCACGTCGGCCGCCATGCCCAGCGTGTGGAAACTCTGCTCCGCGCCGCCCACCGCCTTATTGTGCCGGTTACAGCGGAAGCCGCTGGTGATGGACAGCGGTTTGCCGATGCGGTCGCGCAACGCCTGCAGGGCGTCGACCAGGTCGGGATGGACCGCAGCCGAATGGCCGCAGCAGTTCTTGCCCTTGCAGGCGAATTCCGAACGGTTGGAATTCTTGCTGAGATCACCCATTGCCGCCTCCTTGTGTGACCGCGCCGGAATCCGCGTCGATGGTCACCATGGCTGGCGGCTCGTTTTGCGGCGTGGGCGGGGCCTCCTTGTCGTTGGGTTTGCCCTGGGACTCGGCGGACTTGTCGCCCGCGCCCTTGCCGAGGGCGTTCTTCTTGAGTTTGAGTTCGCAGAGATAGCCAGCGCCGCTGATGCTGTGGCGCACCGAGTGGCAGTAGTAGATGCCGGAAAACTTCCGTCCCACGCCCTTGATCTCGACGTTCTTCTTGGCGCGTAGCTGGGGAATGCCGATGGTGGCGGCGTCCGCCTCGACCTGGCGCAGCTCGGCCTCGCGGAACTTGCCTTCGGCGCTGTCCTGGGCGGGCTCCTGGCGCGGCTCTTCGTGAAAGCCTTCGGAACGGTCGAAGCTGGGCACGATCTGCCCCGTCTCCTGTTCCTTGAAGCTGCCTTCGCCGGTGTTGCCATCGACCAGATAGGTCTGCTTGCCCAGGGCCGTTCGCTCGGGCGTGCTGGCGTTGTTGGCCTTGTGCTCGACCACATCCTTCTTGCGCGGGTCGATGCCGACCGTTTTGGTCTCGACACCCGCGCCCTTGGCTCCCTGGGACTGGGTGCTCGGACGGAACGAACGCAACAGGCCTTTGGTGTCGGTGAAATATTCGAGGGTCAGAAGCGGTGTCTGGTCGAGCTCGCGGGGATGGAAATGGAGTTCGTCGTCCTGGACGTAGAAGACATAGCCGCTCACACCGTCGCCATCGCGGTCGCGGGCCTTTTCCGCCAGCTCCTTGAGGAACTGAGCGTCCGAGATGTTGCTCTGAGTGACGCGGAGATGGTTGCCTTTGGTGGCCGTAACCACCGGCGTGAGGCCGTTGGCGGAGGCGATCTGCTCGGCGATTTCCGAATAGAGGATGCCGGGAGCGGGTTTCTGCCAGACCTTTTGGTTTTCCTTGCCCGCGAGTTTGAAGCCCTTGTCGTAGGCCTTGATGCGGATGGTCGGGTCGCCGTTTTCCGGAAAATCGTAATCGATGTCTTTGATGACCGCCTTCTTACGCGGAGAGAGGTTCCCCACGTAGCCGAAGCGGGCCACGATCTCATTGCCTTCCTGGAACAGAGGGTCATCGACGAACTGCAGGTTGCGGTCGGTCACCGACAGTTCGAGGATATCCAGCTCCTCCTCGTTGTCGGTGAAGACGAACGAGGTGATCTCCTGGGTGATGTCCTTCGAGAGGGCTTGCCCCTCGATCTGAATCAGAAATGTCGGTTTGAAGGTATCCAGATCCATGCGTCTCTCCGGCGGTTCGCAGTTCCCTGCTTACTTACCGGAAGGCATGGCGAGGTGTCGGAAACCTCAGTCGAGCAGGCGCATTTGAACATGTTCGCGGGAGGGTATGCGCAGCGCCAGGCCCGGCTCGAGTTCCAGCGGAAAGAAGATGTCGTTGTAGTCGCAGATGATCCACCAGAGCCGGACATCGCCCAGATAGCGGTGCGCGAGCAGATCCAGGCGGTCGCCTTCGACCACGGTGTGCAGGCGGTCGTCGTATCTGGGGGTGGTGTCGATGCGCTGGCGCATGCCGAGGGAGGTGCCGTCGCTGTCCCGGTAGAGAACGCAGCGGGCGTATCGGGAATCACGGCCGATCATGAGCGCACCTCCGACCAGTTGATGGAACGGTCCACGTATTCCTCGAGGACAATATCCACCTCGGCCCGTTGCGGCAGCAGGTTGTCCCGGTCGAACAGGCCGAAGAACCGCGCCTTCACCTGCCGGACGATGCAGGTCACGCCGGGATAGAGATCGCCGAAGATGAGCAGCACGCGGTGCGGCGCATTCTTGAGCATGGTTCCGGCGTGCTCCGGGTATTGCAACGAGCGGAGCCAGTCGACCTTCTGCTTTACCGGCCCTTTGAACAGCTCGACCTTGAAGGCGATCCGGCGTGGTTCCCCAGCGACGTACTGGTAACGCGGATGGCTCATGCCGGGGATCTTGATCGTCGCGTAGTCGGTCGACTTCTCGTCGCTGATGGAGTTGGGGTTGTACTGGAATTCGAGCCGCTCCCCCGTGTCGGCATCCACCAGATATCCCTTGATGGGCTGTTGATCCCAGGCCATCCTTACACCTCGACAATCTTGATGATTGGCTTGCCCAGTTGTCCAGCCCGGTCGAGTTCCCGCCGCATGCCGCTGGAAATACCATTGCCGGTGAACGCCCACACCTCGTCGCAGCACTCCATAAAGGCCAGGCCGCAGGCGATACCCGTCTCCCGCTGCTCGGTGACGCTGTCATCGGTGAAGGTCGGATACAGCAAGTGCGGCGCGAACGGCGCGTGACCGCTTCTCATGACCTGGCGGCAAAGTGCCTCGGCGACCTTGACGTTTCGGGTTATGTCGCCAGCGAACGGGCTGCAGACAAAGATGCGTTTCATCGGTCCTCTCACAGGGTTTCGTAGTTTCTGATCTTCCGCTCCCGCAGGTCCCTGTAGACCGCCTCGGCCACCTTCCGACCATCGATGTTGGTGGTCACGCTCAATTCCACCGGGCGGTCGGCCAGGCCGTCGAGGCGCGAGAGCAGGGATTCCAGCAGTTCGCGCACTCCCGGACCGGCTTCCTCTCCGCGCATGGGTGTCGCGGGAGCGGTGCGGGCCGGAGCGATCAACCGTTCGGAAGGCACCGTCTCGGTGAGTCCGGATTGCAGGGGCTTCGCTATCGGAGTCGGCGCGGTTGTCTTGGGCCGCTCGATCCTGGCCGGAGCCAGAGAGGCATCTCCGTTTTCCAGTGGCGGTTCCACCGCGAACGGCTGGATATAGCTCTTACTTACCGGCTCGACGGCCGCTGCGACGGTCTGCACGATGCCGTTCATCGGTTGCGGAGGCGGCGCGGCAGTGGCCATGACCGGCTGGAGCATCAGCATGGCGCTCAGGGCCTTGGGCACCAGGCGCTCGTCCAGACGCGGCACGAGACTCAGCACGCTTTCGATGATGCGTTGCCCAATCGATTCGGCGGGCTGCGCAGCTCCGAGTGTTTGCTTCTGCTCGGCCACCTGCGGAATCGGGGTCTGGACTCCCAGCATGGCACGAGCGGAGGAGAGCAAACCGTTGGCGATCCCAGCGCTTCTATCCTTGATCGCCTGAATGCCCGCGCTCGCGCCGGTGGAAAGCCTCTGCCAGAGGGTTTGCCCCTCGGCACCGGCGTTGGTAAAGATTCGACCGACAGCCCCGGGGACGGCCGACAGTGTGGCAACGATCCGGTTGCGGAGATTGACGGCTCCCGTGGCCAGCGCGTCCCAGGCATTGACCTGGGGCGGTTTGAGCGCCAGTACGGGCGTGTCGCCAAACAGGGATTGTTTGAGACCGCCGAAGATGGCACCGGCCTTGGCCGCGACGGTTTGAGCCCCGGAGGTCAACCCATCCCAGAGTTTTCCAGCCATCCGGAAGGGAGCCGAGGCGGCGTCCATGAGGTTTCCGCCCGCCGTCTTGATCTGCTGCCAGGCTCCCGCAGCGGCCGAGAGAATCCCGCGAGCGGCGAAGCCGAACACTTTCGCAGGCAGCGACTGGGTAAGGCTCATGCCGTCGGCGAGGGTCTTGAGCAGCGCGGAACCGGAGGCGGTCAGGCTGGCGAGTGGTCCCTCGCGGGCATCGGAGAACGGCAGCAGATTGCGCAGCTTGCCCAAGGCGTTCTTGAGCATGGTGAAGGGATAGGTCACGGCCGACCAGATCCCCTCACCCAGGCTGATCAGCAGCTTCTTGCCTGCCTCGAAAAAGGTCGTGTCCCCGGCGAAGAAGGAGCGCACGGTGGCAAACAGATCGCGCAGAGTGCTGATGATCGGCAGGTTCAGAATCGCCTGGCCGATCTGTCCGGCTGCGTCGGCCACCAGGCGGCCGATGGAGGTGAAAATGCCGGAAATGAAATTCCAGACGCCGACCACCACATCCCGCGCCCAGCGAAACGGGGTGGCCAGAAAATCGTAGACCGCGCCGCCAATGGCCTTCAGGCCGTCGAGCAGAGAGATATCTCCGCTCAGCACCTGCCAGACCGCATAGACGATCTTCCCAGCGGCCACGAAGGCCTCGCCGATCATCCGCACGGGCAACAGAAACTTGTAGATGAACTTGGCGGCACCGACCAAAGTGCCGACGATGATCTTGCCGACCCAGACCACGCTGCGCACTACGACCGCCAGGACACGAACAATGAGAGACAGGTTCCAGGCCACGATCTTGAGTACGAAAGCCAACCCCTGAAGAAGCACACCGGCGACAGTGCCGATGACTGTGCCGAACGTTCGCCAGGACGAACCATCGGTGGCGCTGGCCGCCACACCGAATATCTCCACCACCGAAAAGACCGCGCTGGCCAGTGCCGCATAGGCGCTCATCAGGGTGCGGACGGTCGGCTCAAGGATGGCTCGGATGCGCCCAAAGGCATGGGAGAACGCGCCCCACAATCCGGCCATGGCCTCACGAACCCGGTAATAGGCCTTGAAGACGGTGACCACAAAGCCCAGCAGCCCGGCGGATTCGAGCTTCTGCGCCAGCTCGGCCGACATCTGACCCACGCCGCCGCTGAGCGAATCCACCAACGCCTTCATACCTTGAAACACCAGCGAGACCTTGTTCCAGGCCCCGATGATGATCTCCTGAATGCCGCCGAAGTTTGTTTCCCAGGCGCGTTTGAGCAGATACACCGACAAGATCACACCCGCGATGATCGCGGTGACGGGAAGAAAATAGGTCGCGACCGCCGAACCCACCCCGGCCAGCGCGGCGCTGATGGCCACGACCCCGGCCTTGATGCCGGGAAGCATGAGTCCTACCATGCCCACGGCGGCGGTGACGGCTCCGGCCACGAGCAGAATGGTGCCGATGGCCAAGGATAGTCCAAGGACAGCCCGGGTCACGCCCGGCATCGATTTGGCCAGGCGCTGCAGGGAGAGAATGACGCGGGAGATGCCGCCCAAGACCGGCGTCACCACCGGCAGCAAGGTGCGTCCCAGAATTTCACTGAGGTTTGCCATCTGCTGGCGCACGAGCAGGAATCGGGCTCCGATGTCCTGGTTCATGGCGTCGGCCATCTGTTCGGTGACCGCCGTGCCGGTTTTCATGGCGCGACCAACCGACTGGATACTGCCCTCGAGGGAATCCACTCCCGCCGACATCTGCAACAGGAATTTAACCGCCTCGTCGGAGCCGAAAGCTTTTTTCAGTTTCACCTGCGCGGCGGCGTTGGAAAGATCGGGAAACTGGCGCTTGATCTCCTGCAGGATGGGAACCACGCCCTTGAGGCGGCCGCTGGTGTCGGTGAAGGACAGGCCGAGTTCATCACCCGCCTCGGCGGCCTTCATGATGAACGCCTTGTACAGCGTGCCCGCCTCGGAACCGGGCATAGTGGTTTGAAGCTGACCAAGCACGGCGAGCTGCTCGTTTAGCGGGATATTGCTCGCCGCCGCGACCGCACCGATGTTTTTGATGGCGTCCGCCATCTGGGTGCCATTGGTCTTGAACGAGGCCACGGTCTGCGCCATGGCCCCGGAAAAGGCGGTCGCCCATTCCATGTCGGTCATGTCAGCCATGATGGGTTTGAAAATCCCGTAGGCCGTGGTGAAGGTGCCCACCATCTCCTGGGTGGTGGCCTTGGTTGCCTTTGCGGTCATGGCGGCCATGGAAGTGAAAACACCCACGGCCTCGTCGCTCAGGTTGGACAGGGCCGATTTCACGTCGTAGGTGGCGGCCACAAAGGCGGCCTTATCGGAACCGGACCATTGGTTGGTGAAGGATTCGGCGGCATCTTCGATGGCCCGCAGATCCTGAACGCCCAGCGATGCCAGCTCACCCAGTGCCTTTTGAGTCGCGGCGGTGGAGGCGACCAGGGCGGCGGGCACGGCCATCAGGGCCAATCCAGCCCCCAGCATCATGGTGCCTTGCTGGATGCGATCCAGATTGCGGGTCATCCGCTCGCTGGCATCGGCCACGGTGGAGTCCAGATCCATCATGGAACCACGGACGCGCTGCGCGTTCTGCGAAAACGCATCCTTCATCGATACCACTATGCCCAGTCCGAGATCACCGTTCATTTATGCCGTTCCGTTTGCTCTCGTTCAAAATCAAGCTGCCGCTCAAGAGCCTCGACGAACTGTCGCCTGACTCCGAGCGGCAGTGAGCGGGTTTCCGAATAGCCCCAGTGCAGTCCGCCGTAAGCGAGAAAAAAAACGTCGCTTACAAGCGAACTCCGGGGAACAAAAAAGCCGGTTCCGCCTCCAGGCGGGTACGGATACGGGTGCCGCAGCCGTCGCATTCCATCTCGACCGAGGTGTCGATTCCGGCGTCCACCCGCGACATCTCCTGGCGCAGGGTGCTGCGGTCGCGCATCGACATTTCCGCCAGGCTTTTCTTGGTGGGTGCCTTGCCGTCGATGTCGAGAATCCGGATCAGCATGGCCGAAGTGATATTCGGCTCACGCAGGTTGGCCAGGCGTTTTTCCTTGTTGCCATCGAGATAGCCGAAACGAACGGCTTTCTTCGAGCCGGGCAGTTTGAATTCGAACTCCCGCTGTTCCCCGTAAGGCGTGACCTTCAGCTCTTCGAGGTTGACGGTCACGTAGTTGGTCATGCGGCAGGCGGTGTTGGGGCAGCTCAACTCCAGCTCCACCTCGTCACCGAGAGAGATCTGACGCAGGCGGACCAGGGCAAAAAGACGGTCTCCCGACAACAGGTTCATCACCTCGCCGATATCCGGATCGGTCTTGTCGCCTAGCTTCACGAAACAGTTGCGAAGCACCTGATTGATCGCCTCTCCGGAACGGATCAGGCGCTGGTTGGTCAGTAATTCTTCTTCGGCACCGGTCATCTCCCGGAGCTCAAGTTCAATGCCGCTTGGCAGTTCAAAGCTGTACATGGTTGATCCTCCGGTTTAGGTCCAGTACTGGAAGCAGATGGTCAGCTTCTCGATGGTGTTTTCGGTGTTGCCACCTTCAAGTTCGTCGTATTCAAGCGCCTTGACCCAGGCTCCATGCAGGGTCCAGCGGCGGGTCTCGTTACCGGTACGGTCGTAACGGACAACGTCGATATCGCGCATGTAGTCGGCCGGAAGGCCGCCGGTAACGGCATTCACGTCCACCTGTTTCTTGATCCATTCCCGGGCAGCCTCGTCGGAGCCGTCCTGCAGGTTTCCTTTCTCGAGGGTGATATCCTCGAACTTGACCCGGCCAGCCACCTTCTGATCGAACATCGAACCGGCCGGGGCGAAGGCCACTTCCTCGAATTCCGTTTTGGGCTCCTGTCCCTTGTGGAACAGAGCCACGTCGAAGCCGTTTACCTCGATGGCGAACTGCCAGTTCTGGTAAAGGCTCTTGGGCATATTTCCGCTTCTCATAGCCTTGTTCTCCTGTTAGATGATTTCTTTGAAGTCCGCGCCGGTGCTGGTCAGGATGAAGTTCAACTCAATGAACTCCGCCGTCTTGGTCGGCTTGACGAACACGCGGGCCACCATTTCGTTGCGGTCGATGACCGCCGGAGTGTTGGTCTCCTCGTCGCATTGGAAGGCGAAGTCGTAGAGACCACCCTTGTCCTTGATGTCCTGCAGGAAGGGGTTGATCAGGCGGCCGAGGGCACGCCAGGTCTGGGGATGGTTCGGCTCGAACACCACGAAGCGGGAGGATTCCGAGATGGCTTCCTCCATGAACATCATCAGACGGCGGACGTTGATGCGGTCCACGGCCGAGGGCTGGCTCTGCAGCGTCTTCTGCCCCCAGATGTTAATGCCGGTGTCGGGGAACACGGCAATCACGTTGACCCCCTCCGGATAGAGCACATCGCGTTCGCCTCGGCTGGTCTTGTAGGCCAGGGACAGAGTGTTGAAGATGCGGCCACGGTCGATACCGGCGGGCGCGTTCCAGACGTTGGTCTTCTGGTCGCTGCGGGCGATGCATCCCGCCACCGCGCCGCAGGGCGGCACCAGCTTCTTGCGCGAGTTCACCGGATCGCTGATCTCCAACCAGGGGTAATAGAGCGCCGCGTAGGAGGAGTTGAAGGCCGCGTGGCTGTACATCCCTTGTCCCTTGCGGAAGTCGACCGCTTCGAGCGGCTCCAGATGCATGGGCGTGTCGCCGATGAACAGCAGGTCCTTGCGCCCTTCGGCATAGGCGATTCCGGCGTTGATGACCGGCACCGTGGTGACGCCGGGGACCATCAGCAGGTTCAGTGCGTCGATCTCGTCAAAGCCATAGAGGCCGGTATGTTGCGAGGGATCGCCGATGAAATCTGCATCGGCCAGATCGGTCAGCCCGTTGTCACCGCCGCCGAGCATGAACACGCCCAGTGCCGGACGGTCGCCGGGTGTTCCCATTGCTGCGGCCAGATCCTGGACCAGGATGAAATCCGAGCGGTCGTTGATCGCCAGCTCCACATGGTTGGGCAGCGTCTCGTCCATGCTCAGGTCCTTGAACACCTCGACCACATCGCCTTTGTGCCGGACCACCAGGTTGAAATGGTTGGCCGGATCGAGAGAGCCGTCCTCGATGGAGACGGAGAGCCGGTCGCCCCAGACGCCTTCGTTCACGGCTTCGATTCGCAGGGCGTCGGCGGGCGTGGCCTCCCGGTTCTGCAGGACGATGAAAGACTTGAGCGCTGTCAGCGTGTCCCGGTCGGTGGGATCGGTGAGATGGGCAATGCGGATGACATAGAGGACCGAGCCGCCGTTGTCGAAAAACGCCCGGGCGGCGTAGGCCAGATAGCTCTCATTGATGTAGGAGCCGAAACGGTTGATGAACTGCTCCCAGCTCGTCACCAGCACGGGCTTGTTGATGGGGCCTTTCTCGGCCACCCCGACCATGGCGGCCGACGAGGTCGAGATCTGCTTCACATAGAAACTGAAATCCGTTTCCCGGGTGTAAATCCCGGGCGATAGATAGGTCGGCATGGTTATTTCCTCCGCTTGCTGGTGGTCTTGGCCTCATCGGTTCCGGCGTCCTCGGTCGCAGTAGGCGTTTCCGGTTCCGGTGCCGCGCCGCCGGTCAGGTCGGTGATGCGCACCAGGCCGCGTTTTCCGGCGGTCTTGATCTCGGCTGAGAGATCCTTGCGGGCGATGCTCTTGCGTTCTCGCGGCCCGAGGTGGAGGGTTCCCTGGCCGGAGAGGTTGAACGTCAGGGGTTGGAACTGCAGGTTTCTGATCTCGATCACGGTTGTTCTCCTTTACGGTTGAATGGTTCGTTGCTCTGTCACGTCGCCGTGAAACTGGAAGGTCCGATCCCGGATCAGCCGACCGTCTCGCAGGTCGCCGTCGTACACCGGGCAGGATTCGATGCGGATGCGTCCGGAGCTCTGCCGGAGGTTGGAGAGATTCACCCGGGCCAGGCCGCCCAGAGGAACCAGTTCCGTGAGGTTCAGGCTGCCCTGGTCGGCGATGACGACCACCGGGTGGAGCTGGATAAACCGCGACACCGACTCGTGAAACTCCAGCAGCTCAGACTCCCTGCCCACGGTCACCACCAGGTCGAAATCGAGGTGATAGAGCCGGGGGAAACGACACTCCTCGAAACTCAGATCCGCGACATTCTTCTCGAACAGGCGGCTCTGGCTGCGGCGAAAGCGGTCTTCCGTCAGCTTCGGCCCCTGGAGGATGACGCTGGGGGTGCGCTGGACCTCGAACAGGTCATCCGGGAACACCAGCACGGTGTCCGGGTGGATGGCCTGCTTGGCCAGGCGGATCAGGGTTTCTGTGACGGTCTGTATCGTGCTCAAAGGACGCCTCCGTTTTCTGCCTGGTTACTTACCGGAAGCGCTGGCGATGTGTCGGAGGCTCAAAGCGCGGAGCGGATCGCCTCGCGATAGTTCTGGAGGATCTGCTCGCGGTACTTCTCCATCACCGGATGCAGAAAGGGTCTGGCGGGGATGATGATGGTCGCGCCGTTCGGATGTTTGATGGTGGCCCCGTACTCCATGACGGCACCGATGTTCACCATGTCTTCCCCGTCCTTGTTGACGGTGCCGCGCAGCAG